AAGAAAATGACATTATTCAAGGAAGGTGGTGCTATGAAAGACGACATGATGCAAGACAAAGCAATGGCTAAAAAAGCTATTGGTATGCACGAAGCGCAGTTGCATGGTGGCAAAAAGTCTAACATGACCAAGCTCGCAAAAGGTGGTTCCGCTTCTAGCCGTGCTGATGGCTGCGCTACAAAAGGCAAAACCAAAGGCACAATGATTAAAATGAAATCCGGCGGCATGAGCTGCTAAGGAGAATATTATGCCTGCACCAATTATTGGCCCGGTTGTAGCCGCAGGCGTAAGGGCGCTTGCTACAAAAGCGGCTACTAGAGGCATGAGCAACGAAGCAAGAAAAGAAGCTGCTAAAGAAGCCGCTAAAGCAGAGAGAGACGCTGCTTTAGCTGGAGCAAAAACTGAAGTCAGGGATGGGGTAAAAGAAACATCTTTGCCGTACGTTGATCCCAAAAAAGCTGGTGACATACGCGATTTTTCGAGTCCTACATCGTCGTCTAGAAGCGCTCCACGTCTTTCTGATGAATCATTAGACTACGCTGGCTTTAAAAAGGGCGGCGCAGTTAAAAAGATGGCTAAAGGTGGATCTGCTTCTAGTCGTGCTGATGGCTGTGCTGTTCGCGGTAAAACTAAAGGTCGAATGATATGATGTCTAGTCGCGGTATGGGTGCAATGCTCCCTTCAAAGATGCCCGGTGGAAAGCGTAAAGCTCGCCGCGACGATACTGACTTCACGCAGTATGCTGAAGGTGGCACGGTTGACCCAGAGGCTGGGTTTGTAGGAAATGCTGGTGTGCCGCAATTGGATGATGGGACGTTAAACCAACGTTTTCAAGAAGCGCGGCGCAGTAACAACGCTCCTCGCACACAAGCTCTGCAAAAAGAACTAGAGTTCCGGCAAGGCAAACGTAAGCAGCTAAAAACCGGTATGTACGCAAAAGGCGGTGTAACTAAAAAGGCCAAAGCCTTGCCGGGTTTTAAAGGATTTAAGGGGTACAAATAATGGCTAGTAGCAAGGTAAATGCCGCTGGCAACTACACCAAGCCGAGCCTACGTAAGAAGATTGTGTCGCAAGTTAAGTCTGCAGCTACTCAAGGTACAGGTGCAGGTCAATGGAGCGCGAGAAAAGCGCAGCTAGTGGCTAAAAAGTATAAGGCTTCTGGCGGGGGCTACCGAGATTGAAAGCGCCGCAAAAATCCTTAAAAGCTTGGGGTGACCAGAAATGGACAACCAAGTCCGGCAAGAAATCCTCGGAAACGGGTGAGCGGTATTTGCCAGAAAAAGCTATTAAAGCATTAAGCCCTGCGGAGTATGCAGCAACGACTAAAGCTAAACGAGCAGGTAAGGCGGCAGGTAAACAGTTTGTGCCACAACCAGCTAAAATTAAACAGAAAGTTAAACAGTTTAGGAAGGTGTAATTATGGCTGGTGGCGGCGGAGCAGGCGGAATGGGTGGTACACCACCCGGAATGCGTGGTGTCAATGGCCCCGGAGGTGGAGGCTATGAACCGATACCAAATTACAACACGAGTGGCTTTGGTCAACAGCCTGCGAATAACAGCTTTGGTGGCGGTCAGCCTATGGGCGGCTACGGCGGTCAACAGTCCCAGCCAATGCAGCAACAAATGCAACGCCCCATGCAGAGTCAGTTTGGTGGATACAACCAATCACCCCAGATGGGTGGTTTTGGTGGCGGCATGGGTGGTGGATTCGGTGGTGGGTTTAACCAGTACAACCCGATGGGTGGCGGCTACGGTATGGGTGGGTTTAGTCCCCAGATGGGCGGCATGGGTGGTTTTGGTGGTGGATACGGCCCACAGATGGGTGGCTTTGGTATGGGCGGCGGTGGTCAGCCAATGGGTGGCTACGGTGGTGGTATGGGCGGTGGGTTTAACCAACCCCCACAGATGGGTGGTTTTGGTGGCGGTATGGGTGGTTATAGCCGTGGCGGTATGGGTGGTTATAGCCGTGGCGGTATGCAAGGCATGGGTCAGAGCCAAATGCAGCAGCCTCTTAATAGTGGTTTTGCAAACGTTAGCCCCGAAACATTACAAGCAGAGCGCATGGCTCAAGGCGCTGGCGGCATGGGTGGCGCATCAAGCCCGCAACTGGATCAGCAATACCAAAACTACATGGATCAAATGCAAGGTGCAACGGGTGCTGGCAGCCAATCTGTTGGTCAGTCTTCAATGTCACCTCAAACATTTGGTGCGCTATCCAATCCCGGTGGCATGAATCAAATACCCGCTTACGCACGTCCTTACGCTCAAAGTATGCGTGGCATGAGTGGTATGGGTGGTGCTATGGGCGGTGATGATTTTGTAGACCGTAGAACTCCAGAGCAACGTGCGCAAAGCCAAGCACAAACACAACAATTCTTTCAAAACCCATCTGCTGGACTAGCTTCATTGTCGCAAATGTTTAAACGAGGTACATTTTAATGACGACTTCTGGTACCTCGTCGTTTAATCTTGACCTCTCCGAGTTGGTGGAAGAGGCGTTTGAGCGTTGCGGCAAAGAGCTGCGTACTGGATATGATCTGCGCACGGCACGTCGTAGCATTAACCTATTGACGGTTGAGTGGGCAAACCGTGGTATTAACCTGTGGACTATCGAGCAAGGTCAGATTCCGATGGTTACAGGGCAGGCAACTTACGCTCTACCTACTGAGACAATTGATCTGTTGGATACCGTTATTCGCACAGGTTCCGATCAAAATCAGGTTGATATCAACATTACCCGTATCTCTGAGTCCACTTACATCACAATCCCCACTAAAAACGCTCAAGGGCGTCCCATTCAGGTGTGGATTAACCGGCAGTCTGGCAATACAAACGCAATTGCTACGACAACTTTAAACGGTGGGATAACGGCAACAGATACAACTATCACTGTGATATCAGCGGCAAACTTACCAAGCCAAGGCTACATCAAGGTTGATAACGAAATTATCATGTACCAGAACGTAAGTGGCAGCCAACTGTTGAACTGCTTTCGTGGACAGGCTAATACAACGGCAGCTTCGCATTTAACAGCAGCTTCTGTTTACCAAACATTCCCGCCAAACATTAACGTCTGGCCTACACCTAATGCACCGGGTGACCAATATACGTTCGTTTATTACAGAATGCGTCGTATTCAAGACTCTGGTGGCGGCGTATCTACACAAGACATTCCATTTCGTTTTATTCCCTGTTTGGTTTCTGGGCTTGCGTTTAGCCTAAGCATGAAGCTGCCAGAAGTGGATCCAAATAGAATTGTTATGCTTAAACAAGATTACGAACAACAGTTCCAACTTGCTGCAGACGAGGACCGAGAGAAGGCTTCTATTCGTTTTGTGCCTCGAAACCTTTTTTACTAAGGTGACGTATGCCTAGTAAATTTGCGTCAGGTAAGTATGCGATTGCCGAATGTGACCGGTGTGGTCAAAGGTACAAGCTAAAAGAATTAAAGAAGCAGATATTAAAAACGCATTTGTATAACGTTAAGGTTTGCCCTAGTTGTTGGGATCCAGATCAGCCGCAGTTGCAGTTAGGCATGTATCCTGTTAATGATCCACAAGCAGTTCGGGAACCAAGACCAGATACGAGTTACGTTGTTTCAGGTTTGGATATTGACGGCGATCCGTCTGGTGGCAGTAGAATATTTCAGTGGGGTTTTAATCCTGTTGGTGGCGCAAGAGATAACGGTCTCACGCCTAATGACTTGATTGTGCAGGTTCAACTTGGTACAGTTACAATAGCAACTACTTAAGGAGCCTATCATGGCATACAAACGTGGCGCAGATGGCGTAGCAAAGAAAGGCAAGACTGAAGGCAAGAACCTTGGCAATGACGGCCCGACCGTTGCTGCAATGAAAGGCAAAGGCTCAAAAGGTGCTTCAGGCGTTACATCTTTAGCAATGAAGAAGATGGGTCGTAACATGGCTCGCGCTATGAACCAGAAAGGTGGCTAACATGGCTAAATTAAACGGTAAACAGTTTGGTAAAGAGGCTAGTGCCGCAACCAAAGGGTACCCAACTGACCCAAACACATTGCAAGCCCAAAAGATTCGTTTGGATATGCCTGCCTCACGTGTAAGTGCTGGTGATCCAGCCCGCAATGATGTCAAAACAACTGGTATCGAGACTCGCGGCAACGGCTGCGCAACTAAAGGTCGTATGGCTCGTGGACCAATGGCATAATGAACTACTCTGAACTCTCTGCTGCTATTCAGGCTTATTCGGAAAGCGATGAACAAATGTTTGTCGATAACATACCCGTTTTTGTCAGAGCGGCAGAGCAGCGTATTTATAACTCGGTTCAGTTTTCGTATCTGCGTAAGAACGTTACGGGGTCGGTTACGCCTAGTAATCCGTATTTATCAGCTCCAAATGATTTTTTGTCGGTGTATTCCATAGCCGTTATTTTGCCAACAGGCGAGTACGAGTATCTGCTAAACAAGGACGTGAACTTTATCCGTCAGGCGTACCCATCTCCAACAGACACCGGAGTCCCAAAGTACTACGCTATTTTTGGCCCTACAACAACTTCCGGTAACCCTCCTGTCTTGACCAACGAGTTGTCGTTTATCTTGGGTCCAAAGCCTGATTCTAACTACTCTGTTGAGCTGCACTACTTCTTTTATCCAGAGTCTATCGTGACTGCAAGTACGACTTGGCTAGGGGACAACTTTGACACCGCTTTGTTCTACGGTGCGCTGCGGGAAGCTGCTGTGTTCCAGCGCCAAGAGCCTGATATGGTTCAGAATTACGAGCAGAAGTACATGGAAGGTATGTCCCTGCTGAAACAGTTGGGTGACGGAAAAGAGAGGAGCGATGCATATAGATCCGGTCAAGTAAGGTATCCCGTCAAATGAGCTTCACCGGAAATTTCCTCTGCGATAGCTTTAACCCGGGTTTAACCTCCGGTCGGTTTAACTTTAGCCCAACCACAACAGATACGTATTACATAGCGCTGTACACCAATTCGGCTACGCTTAATGCCTCTACGACTGCGTACACCACTGTAGGTGAGGTTGTTGCGGCAGGCTATACAGCGGGTGGGGTTGTTATAACGCCAATTTATGCAACTAGCGATGGTGGTGCATACATTAGCTTTAATTCTGCTTCTTGGTCTGGATCATTCACAGCCCGTGGCGCGTTAATTTATGAGCCGGGTGATAACAACGCTATTTGTGTGCTGGACTTTGGCGCGGATCGTACTTCAAGTGCAACTTTTACAGTGCAGTTTCCACCTGCTGTTGCAGGCTCTGCATTACTACAGCTTCCTTAAGGGGTTTTAAAATGATGAAAGACCATGCAATCACTGGCGACGCAATTGGAGCCTCTGTAACTGTTAACAACAGTGTATCTGCCGGCATGATGGCTGGTGGTGTATACCACGTCCAATGTTTTGACAAAGACGGCAACCTGAAGTGGGAAGATAAAGCCCACAACCTAGTGGTTAATCAGGGCTTGAAAGACATGAACGACAAGTACTTTTCAGGTGCCGCTTATACGGCGGCTTGGTACTTAGGTCTTGTAACTGGCCCCGGCTCAGGAACGACATTTGCCGCCGCTGACACACTTGCCTCCCATGCTGGCTGGACTGAGTTTACAAACTACTCCGGTAACCGTGGTGCTGTTACGTTTGGCGCTGCAACAACGGCTGATCCTTCGGTCATTACAAACCCCTCGCCCGTACAGTTCACTATTACAGGTGCTGGTGGCACAGTGGCTGGTGCGTTCTTGGCTTCGGTTAGTAGCGGAACATCGGGCATTTTGTTCTCTGAATCGGACTTCCAGTCCCCCGGTGACCGTGCTGTTGTGTCTGGTGACGTTTTGAATGTCACTTACCAATTCTCTCTTGATGCAGCTTAAGGATTATTATGGCTACCAAATTTGTTAAAGGTCAGAGTGTAAAGCTTGCCGCTGTTGTTCCACAGGGTGCGGTTGAAAAGCTGCGCATGGACGAGGATGGCAACTTCTTTTATATGATTCAATGGACAGACGCAGGCGGGCAGATTCAGCAGCGTTGGTTTCCAGAGAATGACTTGGTTGAGGCGTAGTGTTTGCAGGATCGCCATTTGCTACAGCCCCCTTTGCCGCACTAAGCGGCAATACTTATTTTGTTTCGATTACTGAGTCGGCAACAGCTAGTGACGCATCCTCTGCTTTAGTTTCGTTTATTTCCAGCATTTCAGAAGCCGCCACGCCCTCAGACAGTGTTTCTGCATTAGCTACGTTCCTTGCAAGTATTGCGGAGACCGCTACAGGCGCAGACTCTATATCGTCAACCTTCTCGATTAACGGTGCTGTATCTGAGTCGGCCTCTGGTAGCGACACGGTATCTTCTGGGGTGACGTTTAGTGTTGCAGTGCAAGAAATTGCCAATGGTGCTGATCTTGTATCGTCTCTTGTGCAGTTTGGTGGAAACATCCAAGAACTTGCCTCGGCATTAGATTCAAGCTCTGCGTTAGGTAGCTTTGTAGCGTCTGTACTTGAGTCTACGACCGCAACAGACTCGGTTTTAGTGGCACCCAGCGTGTTTAGTGCAGCGGTGGTAGAGTTGGTAACAGGCTCGGATTCAACGGTTTCTGGCGTGATTCTGGTAGTAAATATTGCCGAAGCCGCGTCTGGGGTAGATTCCGTAGCAAATAATATAGCGTTTGGTGTGGCAGTAAATGAGCTTGCTACAGGCACGGCGACTGCTGGAACTACAATAGCGTTTGGTGTGTTAATTCAAGAACTTGGCATTGCCGCAGATAGCATATTGGCTAGGTTTTTGTGGGAACTTATCAATGACAGCCAGACCGTTGCGTGGCAAAATATAGGTAGTAGCAGCACAACCGTTTGGCAGACAATTAATGACTTTGAAAGCTCAGACTGGACTCCAGTTGATACTTCTCTGTCGTAAGGAAAGAACATGGCATTAGTTGTTAAAGATCGGGTAAAAACAACGACCACAACGACTGGTACGGGAACAGTGACGCTTGGTGCAGCGGCAACAGGATTTCAGAGTTTTTCTGTTATTGGCGACGGTAACACGACGTATTACACAATTACAGACACAGTTACGGGTGTTTGGGAAGTTGGTATTGGTACATACACGGCTTCTGGTACAACTCTTTCACGCACAACGGTGTTGGACTCTTCTAGTGGCGGCTCGTTAGTTAACTTTACGGCTGGCAGTAAAGACGTGTTTGTGGTGTATCCGGCTGAAAAGGCGGTGTATCAAGACACAGCAGGTGATGTAACGGTAGCAGGAAACA